GCGCCACATGGCCACTGGAAATGACGGTGCTTTGGGCAATCGTGAGGGGTAGGATTGTGTTCATGTCATGAACTCTGTCTCTCTACCCTATCAAGAGGTGCGACGGATCTCCCAGAGCACCGTGACGTCGCGGGGTTTCGCCTGCCCATCCGCCCAACCCAGAGTGAAGTAACTTCCCGGGGAGATTGAATTGACCTTGATCCCACGTGGCTCGGCTTGCGGAATGGCCCAATTAACGATACCTGCCGCATGACCAAACGCTGCCGAGTTGCTGGTCGAGATCGCGAACGACACACCGCCCACAATCGAGTTGACCCGCAACATACCCATCACCGCACCAGCGGAAGAAGTCGCTGTCTCCGATTGGAACGAAGTGAGGATAGCCTGCCCGCTGTAAACCGCCGTAGTGCTCGCGGTAATGGAGTAATCCGCAGACACCACACTCGCCTGCCCCCGCGTAGTGTAACCCGCAGGCAACGCGACTTGAAGCGCCAGGTTAAGGATACTGTCACTGTTGACGGAGAACGTGCTGACCGTCTGCGTCGCGGAACCGGAGGCGATGGTTGTGCGCCCTGACCATTGATTCGGACTGGACGTGATATTGGTCATCAGCGGACCACGCATCACCGCACGTTGAATGATTTCCAGTGGGTAAATCTGGCAGCCCAACGCCACTTCCGCATAAACTGCGAGGAAAGACAAAAGCCATTTGGAGAATTTCATGATCGCGTCCTCTTTAATGTGTATGTGTTAATCAGAGGTCTTACCCGTTCTACTGCTAGGCCGTGGCGCCTAATCTGCGGTGAATCTTCACACGGCCCTTGAGCGCGGACTGGAGCACGGCATTGGATTCCACACCCTGCGTGAACTCATCCAACTTCATGCCCGCATCCGCTGCGATTTTTCGCCACACTCCGGTGGGGTAATCAAGAGCGTTACCGACCTTCAATCGCCCCACCGCTTTCGTCACTTTGCGTAACATCGCTGTCACTCCTCTTAGAGGGTGGACGTTATTGCGTAACACAATTCCGGAGCCACAATTTTCTCATCTGCGAAGTACCCGCAGTCTACAATTTCCAGCTGCTTGCCTGGATCCGGATCGTTGTAAACACGCACTGCCCACGGTGCCGGCAGCTCTGGATTCAGCCACTGGAAGCTCAGGCCGAACGTCGCCGTGCGCATTCCGGTTTGTGCCGGATTGACATGGCATAGCAGGAAGTTATTACCCCAAATGTTGACCAGGGACGCGGTGGCGTTTTCTACTGCCGCGTTACGGATGGAATCGGAGACCAGAATCTTTTCCACCATGAACACGGATTTCAACTCCGCATCATTCACCATGCCGCCCTGCGTGTACTTGTACATATCAAGCAGCACCGGGTGCCGACGCAGCGTCTGGTAGGTGTCCGTATCCATCAGCGCCGTGTTGGCTCGCATCCCCGTATTATGACGGATAAACGCATGGCCTGTGGTCACATCTGCCACTGGGTCTGAGCTGACGTAGTTGGACCAAAGATTGGCACCGCTCAGCACCACACCGGAACCGATATTGGTGATGGACGTGACCAGATTGGCGATCCGCAGCTCTTTACCGCGCATCAGCATATCAACCAGGAATCGCGTGGTGCGAGCGCGCAGTTGGATAGGATCATCCGCATTCGCGATCACCTCATGCGCGTTCTCACTCGCCAGCGCATGGTTGTCCGCGAAGTAACTGTCGCTGGACACCTGAAACTCCACACGACCCGGAGCGGTCTTCGGAGCGCGCAGTGTAGACGACGGCACCCGCAACCAACTGTCCTTGTCGATAGTGTAGTACTTGTCGGATTGTTTCCGCACGTTCACATTCGGGAACAGTTGCGCGCCGATAAAATTGCCAGTGGAAAACGCCTCCACCGCAATATTACTGAGCGGCACGTCGATGTGCACATCCCGCGCCGTTACTCCGAGGGCCAGGACGCTCTCTGCGTAAGCGGTGCACAGTACCAAAAGCTGTTTCATCAGTTGTTTCATGTCATGTCTCCTTTTTGTACTTAATTCACGCTTACGCCGCACCCGCCCACCGCACCGGATGGAAGAGCAAACAGCTAATCACATCACCGTCCGCACCGGAAGCCTCCAGCACCCGACCGGCCACCATGTCACCCGACGTCACTGCGGCCGCGCGACCGGAAGTATTAGTGGTGATCAGCGCGTTAACCGTCAGTGCACCGCCCGCTACCACTTTGGACGGGCCTGCGTAGGCAATGCTCATCGCTTCGCCGCGAGCCGGGTTGTTCTGCATCACACCCAACACCGCCGTGGACGTGGGGTTAATGCACTGCATCGCAGTCCGCGCCCCAGTCGCCTGCACAAAAATGTAACGCGTGGCGCTCAGCGCGCTGTAATCCGAACTCGCGCTGTACCCCGGCAGCATCATCTGCGAACCACCCTCAGCCTGCGCGCTCAACGCCTTTTCCGCGTACACCGCGAGCGAAGCCAGTACCACTTCAAACAGTCTTTTGATCATGTCATTTCTCCTTCGTCGTTGTGTGTTGATTATTGCTCGCGGCCGAGTTGCGAACGGTAACGCGCCGCCAGTGCTTCATCCGAACCCAGCACCGCCGTCATCGCTTCCTCGTACGTTTTCACTTCCGGATGCTTGGCGCGGTATTCCGTAACGCGCTTCTGCACGTCCTTGCCCGCATCTTCCTCGGTCTCACCGTCCTCGCGCACCTTGGCGCCCGTGAACGCGAGCGCCTTGAACAGCTTCTCGCTCTGGGCGTTGATCTCGCTCACCATGCCGTCAGTCACTTCGGCCAACGTCTTCTCTTCGGTCACGTCCTTCCCGTCTTTCTTGGAATACACTTTGACCGTAGCCTCGGTGTTGGTAAGAGCGTATGCATACATCGCTTCCAGTGCCGGGCGGAATGCGGGAATCTTGCACGCCTTGACCCGTTCACCGATCTGCAGGTTCACTTTGTCCCGCTCGATCTTGGCCACGCGCTCGGACAGCTCTTTGGTTTGTTGCTGGCTTTCCTCGGCCTTGGCTTCCGCCGCTTTCAGCTTCTCGCGCAGCTCGGCGATGCTTTCCGTATCGTCATTGCCCGCGTTCTCGAGCTCGGTAATCTTGTCCGCAATCGCGTCCGCCTGCTCCGACAACGCCTTGTATTCCGCATCGGCGGCCAGTTCCTCGTCGGTCAGACCGGACTTGGTCTTCTTCAGCTCTTCCATCTTCTGGTTGAACTCTTCCACTTTCGCTTTGAGTTCTTTTACCTCTTTCTTCATCGCCATCTCCTTTTCGCCTGCTTGTTCGTCCATCGCCTCGTCGACCATCGTGGTGATCTCGTCTTCGGAAGCGTCCGGGTTCTCCTTCTTCATCTTCGCCAACATGTCTTTGCGAGACATCATTTTTCCGTTCATCGCGTGCTCCTTAATCAAAGTGATCAAACCCGAAACGCGCTCCGCCAGCGACTCCAGCAACGCCTGCGAAGGAACCTCCAGCGCCTGCTCCAACGTCCCCACTCGTTCAAAACCTTCTGCCGCAAATTCCATCTTGTGCAGCGGGGTCAATCCAGCCACGGCGGGCACCTCTGCTCCCAGAAGCGCCACCGCCTTCAACGCACGTCGATAATCTTTCCCGCCCCGCTTGAGATTGAAGTAGATTTCTGAAGAACAGCGGTCATAATTCTTGTTCCGGATCGCCTCGACCACGGAATCGTGCATATCGGTAAAATCGGCGCGGAGTTTGTCTCCGTCCCGTGTTACGTTTTGCACCCAACCATAGGCTGGCGCGCCGGGAGTATCCTTGGAATGGCCAATTTTGATAGCGGGGCGATAATCCAATACACCAAATGCCTCGACCATGTCGTCAAGATCTTTTTCCGTGTACACATCACCATTATGTGTCCCGGTCTTAAATATCTCCACGCCTTTAATGGCATTAGCGTATTCGTGGACTTCTAAATCGTTTGCCATCGTTGCCACCGCCCGTCCGCCTTTACCGCAGATGTGCTGCATGTGCCCGCCCGCGTCTACGGGCATGTCCTGGGAAGTCGCCGCCATCTTACCCGCACACTCAGGGCATTTCTTAAATACCTCAACGCGGTCCATAGCCTTCAGCCCGGACACGGCGTGATTCTTGGAAACTTGAATAGCTCGTTCCTGTGCCAGTGCTTCCGCCTCGGTCTTGTGTTTGCCCAATACCTTATCACCGGAATGGTCATATAAGACCCATTCCGAACCTTCGTGCTTGATCACGTAATTGGCAGACAGCGCGGACGAGACTAAGGAGTCCTTCGCATCTTGACGAAGAACGGAAAACAGCTTAACAGTGGAATCGTCGGCAGGAAGACCGTCGTCGGTGAACGACAGCGATTTGATGCGAGCCAGTTTCATTTTGTCTGCGCCGATTGGGCAGACTTTTTGAACTTGCTCTCTGGAAAGGGTACGAATTTCTTGGCTCATGAGCCGGTTATAGTGGGTTCCTCCATAGAAGTAAAATGCTTGACTTAGCGCCCTGAGGAAGCGCCGAACTACAAAATTCTATAGGCTATAAACCTAATTTCTTCTTCTGCCACAATATGTTAGCGGCTCTTTTTGACTGTTCTGAACGTTCTTCCTGGGAAAGATTTGCTGCACGGGCTTTCCCTCCTAACTTCCCACCCTTGATGGCCTGTTCCCGACGTTGTTCTTCAGTTAAAGCCGCCGCCCGTGCCCTGCCCCCAAGTGAACCTAACTGCATTGCAGCCAGATTCTTCCCTAATTGTTTATCGCCGCACTTCTCACACTGATAGGTTAGCCTACCACTTGCCGTACCTACCCCGATCACAATCATCTCGATTGAACACTTCCCGCACATTATTTTTGGGTACTCGACACCGTTATTATTCTCAGTCACGCTTACGTCTCCAAATAACTTCATCACCAACATAAAACACGTTGGCCGATTCTAATATATCTTCCAACATAACTGCCTCCAACGAGCCAGTCTGTATTTGTATATCAATCGAATACGGATACTTTTCCGTAGAATGATCCTCAAGCAATAAAGGTTTGGTCTGTTTCATAACAAGCTTTATCCTTCACACACCTTTACCAACCACTCGTTCCAAAGTAACCGTTATACATCTACCTACTGAATCTCGGGCGGCTCTGTAAATCATTCCATGGAGTAAAAACCCGCGTATCTTATAACGAATGTTCCGGTCTCTTCGAAGTCTGGTGGTGCAAACACTTCGAACACGACGAAACTGTCCCAGGGCTAGACATGTGAATTTTATTTTCCTAACGAAACGACGTCGCTTCATGCCGTTTCCCTTTCGCGTTCCTTCCGCCACTCAGCCCAACTCGGATCCGTTTCTTTATGCCTTACCCAATTAGGGTGGTCCGGCTTCGGTTTGTACGGAACGTGATCATAACGAGCACACTTAGGACACCGCCCCCGACGGTCTCGATGATCCTCACAGAAAAATAAACCACAACCGTGCTCGCCTCCATAGGGTTGTTGCTCGCAACAAACATAAGCCAGTCCGCGATCTATTACTTTATTGCATTTCGGATGATCACAGTACGCTGGAACACCATAACCAATGTCACGTTGCCAACGATCGTCAAATCCGATTGACCAACCCATTATGGAATACTCATATGGCAAAACTCACACCCTGCCCCTTTCTCACTCTTCCACGGCTTCAGCATCAGAGTTTCCGGATTATCCGTTACCCGCCCAATCGTACTCGACCCGTCCGCATCCAAACAACACGTCGCCACTCTTCCATCCACCAAAATTACTGCCCAACCACTTCTTAAATACTCACATGGTATCTTCGGCGCACTCACGAACCAATTTTTCTGTGATCCGGCCCAATCGAAAGATGATGTAGCGAAACTAGCATTTATCCCGGCTAGGATCTCATACTTCTTTGCTATCTCAATCGCTGGCCCTGCCTTCTCCGGCCGGTGCAATGAGATGAACACCAACGGGTGTAACGGGGCTATTGCCGCAGCC